TAAACGACTAGCTGGCCAGATTATGATGTTTGGACACGGCTCACCGACTCCACAGACAAAGCTAGTCTTGCAATCGATTGTCACTCCACGCGATCGATTGATTCGCGTTGATATTGGTGGTCCAAAGAAAGTCGGTCGCGCCTATGGTGGTCGGCCAAGTAAAAGCGGCAAAGGCGCAAAGGTCGGACGCACTCAAGCTCCAGCCGGCGCACTTCTTTGGGGCTCAGAATATGGATCGCGTCCGGGCATTGATAGAGCAGGACGCAAATACACAAACCGATTCAAGGTTCCATATAATCGCGAAGGATATTGGTTGAATAAAAGCGTGGACTTCTACACTCCAGTCGTTGCGCAGGAGTATATTTCTATCGTTACGGGAATCATTAACGATTTGGGGCTCAAATAATGGCAGGCATTCCAAAGGTAAAGATAACCTTCGATGCTGACTTTGATGATCTCAAAAAAGGCATTAAAGGCTCACAGGCAGAAGTCGAAACTTTCGCAGACAAGGTAGGAGACTTTGGCAAGAAAGCCGCAGTCGCTTTCGGTATAGCCGGAGCTGCAATCGGTGCGTTCGCATTAGCCGCAGTCAAAGCCGCAGCAGAAGATGAAACTGCACAAACTAAGCTGCAAGAAACTATCCGCAACACTACAAACGCAACTACAGAGCAAATTGCCGGCATTGATAAATATGTCACGGCACAAAGTATCGCGACTGCAACGACCGATGATGTTATTCGTCCGGCCTTGTCTCGCCTATTGCGTGCAACTGGAGATTTGACTAAGTCGCAAGAATTGCTCACATTAAGCCAAGAAATATCTGTGGCAACCGGCAAGCCATTGGAAGCGGTGACAAATGCCGTCGCAAAGAGCTTTGAAGGATCTAATACGGCACTTGGCAAATTAGGCATTGGCATTGATGCGGCCACGCTCAAGACTATGACATTTGATGAAACGCAACAGTTACTCAACAAGACATTTGATGGCTTTATTGAAAATCAATCTGAGACTGCTGCGTTTAAGTTTAAGCAAATCAGTATCGCGGTCGATGAATCCAAAGAAGCAATCGGTGCAGCTCTATTGCCAGTCGTTAAAGAATTGGCAGATTTTATCATTGTGTCAGTCGTTCCAGCGATTGAATCATTCGTCGCCGGATTAACTGGCGAAGATAGTCTTGCCGAAGGTCTTACAGAATCACAGAAAAAAGCCGTCGAGTGGGGCAAGAAGGTTAGAAACGTCATTGACACAGTAATTGATCTAAAAGATGAATTGATTGCGTTGGCTATTGTCATTGGAACAGTCTTTGTTGTTTCTAAGATTGCCGCCGGTGTTACGGCGACGATTGCCTTGATAAAGACATTGATTACTGCATATAACGCTTTGAAGGCTTCGGCGTTAGTTGCTGGTATTGCTTCAGCATTTGCACTCAATCCACTGCTAGGCGTTGGAGCTGTTGCACTTGCGGCAGGTGTTCTAGCTGCTGGAAATGCTCTGGCTAACAAAAACAACGTCTCGACTGACTTTGGATCTGACGGCTTTGCAGTCGGCGGCGCACCTGGAGCTATTAGCGGTGGTGGATCATCAACGCCGACAGTCGTTCCTAGTGGTGCTGGTGGTGGTGGTGGCACTACAACAACAAAGGCGGCAGCAGGTATCGTTACGGCCGTTGCTAGTGCAGCTAGAGCAGGCGGAGCGTTCACCGATTCACAGAATGCAGCTCGTTTAGCTGCTCAAGGCGGTGGCGGCTTTACAGATTCTCAGAACGCTGCACGGATCAATCTCACAGTCAATGGAGCAATCGATGCCGAAGGTACTGCTCGCACAATCGTTAAGACTCTTAATGATTCGTTCTATCGTGGCACTGGCGGAGCGTCCGCACTTCAGGCAATCTAATGACGCAGTGGGCTCCAGTCTGGCGCGTTGAAATCGCCGGCGTTGATGTCACCGATTCGGTATTGGCCAATCTGACTATTACGTCAGGGCGCACAAATATCTATGAGCAGGCTCAAGCTGGCTATTGCTCAGTCAATCTCATTATCTTCAATCAAGCTGCATTACCTTATGAAATCAACGACACAATCTCGATTGAAGTGCAAGACACATCAGCCGTCTATGTGCCAATCTTTGGCGGCTCAATCGTGGACATCTCTGTAAGCGTGTCTCAGGTAGGTTCAACGGCTTACACTCAAGAAGTCACCATCACGGCTCTGGGAGCCCTTGCAAGGCTTCAGAAGGCTCTCACAAACGGCGTCTTGTCTCATGACTTTGATGGCGACCAGATAGAAACAATCCTTAACCAAGTCTTATTGTCTCAATGGCAACAGGTTCCAGCCGCCCTTCAATGGAACACTTACGATCCGACTACAACGTGGGCGACGGCTGGCAATAATGGCATAGGAGAGATTGATACTCCAGGAAATTACGAATTAGCTCAACGCTCATCAGATCGCATTATTATCTATGATTTAGTTGCCGCGCTGGCAAGTAGCGGTTTAGGTTATTTATACGAGGACGCGTCCGGCCTTATCTCCTATGCAGATTCGACTCACCGGACGAATTATCTTGCAGCTAACGGATACACGGATCTCACTGCCAATCATGCGCTAGGGCAAGGCATCACCATTAAGACAAGGGCAGGCGATGTCAGAAACGACATCACTATCAGCTATGGCCAAAACTCGACAAATCAAGTCAGCGACACAGATCCAACATCGATTGCACTCTATGGCGATTTATCGCAAATCTTTACAACAACCTTGCGACATTCGCATGATGCCGTAGATCAAGCCGCGTTCTATTTGGCACTGAGAGCTTATCCGCAGCCAATCTTTGATTCCATTACCTATGCCTTGACCAATCCAGAGCTAGACAATGGCGATCGTGATGCTCTCATTAACATCTTTATGGGTCAGCCAATCGCACTCAATAACCTTCCGCCAAATATGTCGTCTGGAACCTTTCAAGGATTTGTTGAGGGCTGGACTTTCAGAGCTTCTTACAATCAACTAGATGTCACTTTGCTCATGTCGCCATTGGCTTATTCACTGCAAGCCATGCGTTGGAATGACGTGCCAATAAACGAGGCTTGGAATACCGTGTCGCCGACTTTACAGTGGCAATATGCCACAATAGTCTCATAACGAAAGGAAACACCTATGGCTAATCCAACAACAAACTATGGTTTCGTCTTACCGACGGCCACAGATTTAGTAACCGACTTACCAGCCGACTTTGACGTGGCATTGCAAGGTGTTGATACACGGTTAAAAGCATTACAACCTGGCACGACACTTGGCGATCTCGCTTATTCGTCAGCAACGGCCAACACAAATACGCGTCTTGCAATTGGCAGCACATCACAAGTCTTGACAGTGACAGGCGGCGTTCCAGTTTGGGCGACTCCGGCAGCCGGCGGTGGTATGACACTTTTGGGATCTGGAACCTTGTCGGGTGCAACAGTTACAGTATCCTCAATTCCAGGCACTTACAAAAATCTTACGATTATCCTTGATTCAATTACACAAAGCACCACAGCATTTGTGAATATAAGAATAAATAACAGTACAACAAATGTAAATGTGGCGACCACTTTTTCAAGCAATCTTAGTGACAATAATTATGGTGGAACAATTTTTGTAGGCTCAGCCAATTCATCATACAAAATGAATCCAGCGGGCACTAACGCTTTTCAATTTACAATTTACAACTATGCAGAAGCGACGCAAAAAGCCATATCTGGTACAGGTGGATACCAGTACAGCACTGACCCTAATCAAATAAACTTTTTGACTTGGGGCAGCACTACTGATGCAACCGCTTACAACAGAATTGATTTTGTTACGGCCAGCGGCACTTTTTCAAGCGGAAACTACAAAATCTATGGAGTGAACTAATGGACGAAACAACTATAAAAATCCACAATCTAGAAACTGGCGAAATTATTGAACGCCAAATGAACGCAGAAGAATTAGCGCAACGAAAAGAAGAAAACCTTAAAAACGCTAACAGACTTGCACTACAAACAAAAGCCAATGAAGCAAAAATTGCTGCACAAAATAAACTCGAAGCACTTGGTCTAACTGCTGATGATTTGAAGGCACTTGGGCTCTGATGTATCCGGACGGCACGTTTGCTCGGATTATTGAAGTCGCATTGGCTGAAGTCGGAACCGTTGAGACTGGCGAGAATCTGACAAAGTACGGCAAGTTTACAAAGGCCGATGGATTGCCCTGGTGCGGTTCGTTCTGTAATTGGGTCTTCCACACTGCCGGCGTCAAGATTCCGTCAATGGTTTCAACGGCTGCCGGAGCTCATAAGATGAAAGAGCTTGGCCGATGGATTGAGGATAAGCCGCAGCTAGGCGATCTTTGCTTTATGGACTTTCCACACGATGGCATTGATCGCATCAGCCACATCGGAATTGTGGTCAAGGTTGGCAATACCAGCGTTCTTTGCATCGAGGGCAATACTTCCGGCACTGGTGATCAGCGCAACGGCGGAATGGTGATGATTAAGCAACGCTATATTGGCAAGGAGATTGTTGGTTTCGCTCGCGCTCGCTTGACAACCTATGCTGGAGAATATCCAGTGGTTGAGCTAATCCAAAAGGCGAAGCCAAAGGAGAAGAAGAAATGAAAGATCTCAAGGCGTTAGGTGCATCATGGGCGAGAAGCTCAGTGGCCGGAATGTTAGCCGTCTATATGACAGGCAACACGAATCCAAAAGATTTAGCGATGGGGCTTGTTGCTGGCATCATTCCAGTATTAGCTCGATGGGCTAATCCTAAAGACGTGGCATTCGGTAGCAAGAAGTGAGTGTAGGCGAATGGACGGCGGTGGGTGGGCTTGTTCTTGCGGTGCTCACTGCCATCTATTCGTCAATGAGATTCATGGTGAAGTCGATCATGAGGGAATTGTCTCCGAATGGTGGCAACAGTCTCAAGGATCAGGTGTCTCGAATTGAGGCAC